CTTAAAACGCTATCTCTACGCTGTGCTGTTTCTAAGAAATTTTCCCTAGCATTCAGATCAATCCTAAAACTTAAATTTTGCCCAAGATAAGCAATAAGATCAATTAACGCAATATATTCGCTACTTTCAATATAATCGTTGAAATCTTCAGGATAATTTTCCTGAAGATATTGAATCATAGTACGTCTTAGGGTTTCAAAATCATAGCTTTTAAAATCAGCATTACGAAAAGATTGGTATATCTTCTTCCAATCTTCAGTAATTAATAGTTGGCTGGTGGTTGATGGGATCATTGTTTTACAGTTGCTATTCTATAGAGTATTTATAGCAAAAATAAACCCAGTATATTATTGAACTCGAAGCCCTATGGCCTGATCAAAGGCCAGTCTCAGTGTGGATGTTTCGTCCGTACTTTTCATCAACAGAGTTAATTCAACTAGATATCCCTGCTCATATTCATTGATTTTTATTTCTAAAGGACTGACCCTAGGATCAAAATTACAGATTGTGGTTATATCATTGGTCAACAGATCCTTGATTTGATCAGTTAATGGCTCCATGATTAGATCCCACACGATGGTTCCAAATGTAGGATTCATTACACGCTCGCCTTTTCTGGTGTTGAAATGATTGATTATATCTTGTTTGATCAGGTCAAAATCAAAAAGTTTTCCGCCATAGTTAGTGGGATCAACTGTGCTGAAACCTTTATAAATGTGATTCCTAGCTACAGTATGTTGATTGTTGTAATTAGAGGTAGTTATTTCTAAATTTTTATACGGCATGACAATATTTATTACTTGGCTGAGCCAGTTTTAACTGGGTTTCCACTACCATCAACTACTATTCCGCCAGACCCGCTGCTGACAGCAGCACCTTGTAATTGTGCAAGGAAGCACTCGTAGTAGCCTTTTTTCCGAGTGTAAATATCTTTGGTGCAAAAGCCAACCCTTCTATAAGCGGCTTCAAAATAACCAGGATCTGTTTGAGGTGTCTTTACTAATTTTAAAAAGTATAAAACACTGACTTCTGCTGCAACTTTTGGATCATTGATCAACTTGGGATTATCTACTAGGGCTGTAGGAGTAGGTAATTTACCTGCTTCATACATCCATTTGCTGAAATTGGTATAATTTGCACGACCAGTTAGGCCTATGTAGCCTCTACCAATAAATTTACCACCGTCGCCAGGTTCTGTATTTCCTAATCCTTTGCCCTTGGCCGTTTGATATCCGTACAAGAATTCTGGCAAACTGTTATTAGGGTTGCCAGCATATTGTTGTGCCAGAGCCTGATCGCCTTTAAACACACTAGGGAACACTTCTAATAATCTAGCCGCACTATAACCAAATTTTTCCTCAACTATTTCCCAATGACTTTCACCGCCTGCAACACCTAACAATGATGCAACTGCATAGGGAGTTGTCAAGCCCATCTCAGCCGAAGCTTTCTTTAGGGCCGCAATACCGGTTTGTGCTGCACGAGCATTGATTTCTTTGGCAAATTCAGGAGTGCAAGTGCCTGCGGCTACTGCTGGAGGATTAGCAGTTTCTTGGGGGTTTGGTGCCCCACCTGCTGCACTAGCAGGATTTGGTGCCACTCCTGCTTTAGATCTATCAGACATAGTAATGTCTGTGGCTTGAGGACTAAACTGTTGAGGATTGATATTTTCATGTTGAGGCCATGGTTCGTGTGTAGGAACACGTTGCATTATGCTCTTGATATCAGTAGCTTTATAAAAATTACTACCACTCCATCCTGCAGAAATCTTTCTGTTAGGTAAAGTAAACAAAGGCAAATCTGGAGGAGTTTCTGCCTGACTAGCCGTTGCAGGTGCAGCGGCTGCAGGGCCATTTAGATCTATTCTAGAGCCCGATACTAGAACATTGCCATTGGCTCCTAAATTCAATGCAGCCGCACTACCTATCTTAACATGACTTTCTCCACCTAGATCAATTCCGCCGTCGGCACTGACTATAAAGTTTTTGCCTAGCAACGTTTCATAATTTCCACCTACGGTGAATTTTGCTGTTTCACTAACACTGTAATCCTGTGTTCCTCTAACTGAAATTTTACTATTAGCATCAACCGTTAAGTGATAGAAACCAGTAACATTGGTCTCCATGTTTTTATTAGCACTGATATGAATATTTCTACCTGCTTCGAGATTTATATCTCTGTCTGCACGAAAATTAAAATCATGTTCACTGTGAATACTGACAGAATCGTGAGCAAAGATATCTATCTTGCCATTACTGGTCATTTCAATCCACGCGGTTCCTCTACTGTTGGCAATGTAAATCAGATCCTGACTATTATGCATGAGTATCTGATGGCCTGTTCTGGTCCTAATTCTAACCAATTCATTTTGGCCGTTAACATCACCATCATCCATGACGAAGGTACTTCCGCCTAATCTACTGACCGGAGCCTCGGTACCTTTTCCATAACCAATATTTCCTCGTTTTGATCCAGGACTGGTATCTAACGGACCCGGAGTTGATATACCAAAAACTCCGCTAGGAACTTCTCTTCTGGCACTGCTGGAGGTCACTCCCCTAACGGTATCATTTAATAGCCCTTGTTGTAACAACCTTTCAGCAAAGGGATGTACTGGCTTAGCCTTTCCTGATAGACTTACTCCTTCCTTGACAGACGATTTATGAACCTCGGCCACAGGCAGCAGATCTGTACCATACTTTCTACGCTGTTCATCTGTAACTTCAACACTTCTACTGGCAGCAATGCCAGGAATCATATGATTTTGAAATGGCTCTTGTACACAGCCAAACCAATAACATTGATTAGCGTCACCGTCAATAAACATCACCATAACGGTGTTGCCTATGTCGGGAGGTATAGCCCAAAATCCGTAACTTTTTTGTACATCATTAAAATCGCTACTGTTGTTTCCCTCAAATCTAATTGAAGTAGATCCCATAAACGGGCTGCAATAACTAGCAATATAAGTTTCAGACTGTTCTTTAACCCTGCTGGGCATGTTTTTAATTAGAGCAACTTCTAGTCTACCCATGTAAATTGGATCAAGGTGGCTGGTAACCTCAGCTAAAAAAGGTCCAGCTGACGGAGGAGGTGATCGTCGTCTTTCTTCGTAGGCCATATTAGTTCCTCTTAACCAGTTCCTTTACCAGGAAGTGGAGGCATCCCTAATTTTGATCTAATGGCAGCATCACTACCTGTATAGGGGGGAGCATTAGGGTTTCCTATATTATTAACTAATTTAGTCAAAGGGCTCTGCCCTAATGTAGCACTTCCGAATTTTGCTGCAACAGACCCTACTATATTTTGATCTTTAATAAAAGGAAGGCCGGTCAATGAAGACAACTGCGAATTGGCTCCAAGCACTTTACCTGCAAAAGATTTAATATCGGTTAAATTGCCAACTGACCGCAGCTTAGATAAAGGATTAAACTGACCTGCTGGAATACTGCTCAATGCGGTATTTGCCAACTCCTTAGGCAATATGTTAGAAGAGATTTTTTCAACACTGCTGACTCCATAGAGGTTGGCCAATGCCTTAGTCCCTCCTTTGCTGACAACTTCACTAAGGTAAGCAGAATCAACATAAGGAGGCAATGCTGTTGCATATGGAGGAGTAGGCGGAATATTGGCCAATTTATCAGGAGGAATATAATCTACTACCAGCCCATTATCTGCTGCCTGAGTTAGATTGACATTTTCTGGTAATGTTTTAAATTTGCCTATTGACCCTAAAAGTTTACTTTGTAATTTTCCACCTAGGCCGGACAACTTACTGGGGTCAAGCCCTACCTTAGCAGCCAAGGCTGAAGGATCAGCTGCTGATCCCAACAACGCACCTACTTTGTTAGAAGCATCTCCCACTATTCCGCCTATTTTGCCACCGCTGAGCCCTACCACTTTGCCCATGACAGAGCCGGCTACACTGGCCATAGGACCGCCACTTAATAAACTTAGGGTACCTCCTGTAAGAGCTAGGTCAGCTGCTGATGTTATTAGAGATGTTGCACCTTGCCCTATACCAGATCCTTTGTTAAAGGTATTCAATGCTTTATCTAACGCATTCAAAGAAAGATTTCCAGCCAGTGTTTTAGCATTGTCCAAACCTAGCCCACCTGGTAAATTTTTCACAGTTGATACAACCTTGGCCGCATTGGCCAAAGAATATTGACTGAGATCGGCCAATCCAGATGAACTTAGCCTAATATTGGTTGCGACATCGTTGGGCAAAGGCAGTCCTATCTGTGCAGACTTGGCCAATAATGAACCTGCAGAAGGAAAAGATCCTAAAGATTGACTTAGTAATGATTTGTAATTTCCGCCTAGCCCACCTATTGCTGATACAGCATTTACCGGCGAGCCAGGCAGGCCAGGTATAGGTATTCCTCTACCAAACTGCTCTTGCACACTAGAAGCATCCAGTCTCTCGCCCCTAGGTACCGCAAAGGTAGTATCTTCTACTACTAAGTCCAGCGGATTTGATTCTAGTATCATTGCATCTTTAGGATCGCTAGGCTGTAGATCTTGATCGATAATCTGACCAGGTATTCGAATCACATTCAACAACTGTTTGAAAATCCCGTCTTTAAATGTACTGCGAACAGTCTGTACCATATAGACTCCGCTAAAAGGCACTCGATTTGCATCAAAATACATCATTCCATCAGGTTTAATGTCTATGGGATTTCTAAAATTTATTGTTATTAGAACTTGTCCATAATTGTGTGCAGCCTCACCGTCTTTAGTAACTCCTTTATCATCAACTTCTGGGTTATAATTGCCTACTCCGCCTGTGACTAGATAAAATGGATCTCCTATAATTTCTAATTCACCCGTTAACAAGCTGACACTGTTGATAATTTTTTCGTGCATGCTCCTAGCCATAACACTATAGGGATCATTTAACGGCTGGCCAGCATTGTATCCACTAGGTGGTCGTACAGACGTAGCTGTATAATCTGTCTTTTTGGCAGGCTCAGGAACCGGAGTGGTTGATTCTCCTTCTTTTTTTGCCTCGCTCTTAGATTTAATTTCTGGGCTGTTTCCAGGAGCTGCGGCTGTTTTAGTTCCAGGAGTTTCTTTATTTCCCATAGCTGTAGGAACAGCTTCAAAATACAAATTATTAAAATTCAATCTAAACTGTAAAACATCTACATTTTTTCCTGTGTAGATATAATCATATTCTCTGTTGGTCGTTTTCTTTAGTTTTTTCTCGTCTATCTTTTGAGATTCGTAATTAGGAATAGCTGTATAATGAATCTTAAAGGGACTAACTACGTAAGTGATATTTTGATAAGGCTTTTTGGTATCAGGATTAACTTCTTTTTGGTTTTCCATTTCTATTCTGATACTGAAATATTCTACCATTCCATAGTCATCGGGGGTTCCTGGCTTAGTTCCCATATTCTTAATGATATTTCTAGCATATTGGCTGTCTCGAATTACCGCCGAAATGATTTCATGTATATTGGCTCCTTCAGGAAACTGAACCACAGTTTCTTTAGGATTATATTTGATGCTTTCCGGGGATTTGGCCTGCTTGTCAGGACTAGGCTGACTGGCTTTATCAGCTTGATAGGCATTGGGTTTGTTAGTATCACCCGGATCTACCATCTTGTAAAGGGCATTATCCTTACCGATCTCAATTAATTTACTCTTAGGTATTTCTCCATCCGGGGCATCTGTCCATTTTTTATCAGGTCCTAACTTTTTAAATTTTATAAAATATTTGTCATACTGGGTGTTATTAGTAGTCGACTGCTTAGATTTGTCATCTGAATGTTTTTGTTGCTCAGTAAGGCCAGTCATTAGACTGGTCAATATAGATCCTACATCTTCACCTGTCATCTTTATTGGCTTTTTTAATATCCCAGCTTGCCCAAAGGCTTTGTCAGCAAATGGAATAGCTGTGCAGGCGTACTTTGTACCACGCTCAGTAACTTCAACAGTCATTCCTGTAAAAGTAAAAACAAAATATCTGCTGGAATTTTTAACAATCTCAGGTTCAGGCAAATTAACATCATCAGGATATCCTACAAAATCCATTTTTAATAAAAAACTAGCGGTAGCATAACTAGGATATCCGGCCGCGATAGCTGCGGTATGTAGGGCTTCTATAAATCCATTGATGCTGTAAGGTTCAATGACATCAAATTTAATATTCAATGGTTGAGTAGTCCCACCTTCTGCGGTGAACGCCATAACAGTTTCTATTTCAACGTGATCAATAAACATGTCAAATCGACCAGGACTTCGTTCATTAAATCCTTGAATCATACTGATATTATTATTAGATACGTCAACATTGTTTTGAGCAGCACTTTGTACTTTGCGATCTCGAGGATCAGCATCATCATTACGTTGAGACAGTCGTAGATCTTGTTCAGTTGGACCGGTGCCCGACATTATAGAGGCACCTTTGCCTCCAGACTTCAGTATAACTAAACTTAGCTCACTGTCCCTATATTTTTTAGGATCATTGGCCTGATCTGTACTAAGTGCAGACAATGTAAAATTGTAAGTATATGATCTGTATTTGTTTAATACATTTTGCTTGCCCGATGTTTCATAAGTCTGTTTTAGATCGGCATCTTTTTTTGGCTCGTTAGTTGTTTTAGTACTTTCAGGGTCACTGGTTTTTCTTTCTACGACAGGATTTCCAGGCATGTGTTATACTCCCAACACTCTTTTAATTACAGATAATTTAGGAAGATAGATTTTTGTTCCTGCTGTCATATCATATACGGGATCTTTGAGAATGTCCTTATTACGCATAGCAAACACCCACCATAATCTAGTTTCTTGATAAAGATCATAGGCCAATAAATCAGGACGAAATTCGTAAGTGGAAACTATTTCAAATAAAATATCATCATTTTGAATAGGAATATCCCTAAAGGTCATAACATCAAGATAACCATTAACTAGAGGAGTTTTATAATAAGGACTAAACGAATTGTAATCAGACATTAGATAAATCCTTTCCCTTTAAATGCTCCATTAAGATACCCAGTAACAGAAAATTTCTGCATTTCTTCTCTGCTGTACATAGGTAAACAGGTAATAGCAATAGTAGACAGAGTTGGGACACTGGTCTTTTCAATGTCATTACCGATCCATGGCGTTGCTATGGTAAAGTAATCAACTGAATCAGGAAATTCAGCTCGATAACTGGTAATAGCTACTGGTACATTTTCCAACATCATAGCACCATATCCATCTAGCCTACACACAGGAGGAGGTGCACCACTGTCCGAATCCCCATTGTTAGCTCCTCCAGATCTCATTCTGATCAGTGCTCTTAACAAATGTATTGTGGCCAGATAGATTCTAGCATCTCTGGTATTTTGAACTGAGAATTTTCCACTAATGGTGATAAGACTTGTGCTGCTACGCTGGTAAAAATTGATAGGAAAGTTGCTGTGCATAGGATTACTGGCTCCATAATCAGCTTTAGCTTCATAGCTGATTGTAGGAGTGTAAGGAAAAATTATACCACCAAATGATATCAAGGGTGCGGTCATGCTGTCGGGCTCTAGATATTTAGGAGGCACACGCAGTTTAACTCTGAGATCTTTCCCCATTTTGCTACCCTGACGAGTAACGACAGTAATACTAGTAGGAGGAGGGGCAATTTTTTCGGCTCCGGCAGACAATCCAGCTGCCTTTGCTCTAGCCATAGATTCATCTACAAAAGTTTCTGCATCTTTGAGAAGATTTTCAGCACGCTCGTCAACAACTTGCCCAGAAAGATCTACAATACCTGCTGCTTCAATTTTAGCTGCTGAATCTAATTCAGACTGTGACGGGTTAGTAGTAGCAGCAACATCAGCTACTGATCGAGACGCAACATTGGCTTCGGCTTCTTCTGACGAAGGAGGTGCCGGGTCTGGCTCTGACGCAGTTTGTGTAACTGCTGCATTAGAATCCTGAACCGGAGAAGTTTGAGCCTGAGGCGGAGCTTCTAATTCTGCCTGTAGGGTTTTTATTTCATTGAGATTGCCATTATATTCCTTGGCTACAGTTACAAATGCTTCTTGTTTAACATTATAATCTTGTTGAAGAGCAGATATGTAATCTGCTTTGTTATTAAATTTTTGTCCATTTAGAAAGAATGTTCCACCTCCGCCTCTACTGGGACCACTCTTTGCAAATTCCAATGCCTCATATGCTTCCGCTGCATCATTTTTTTTTGCAACAACGTCCGGGTATATGGCCTTGTTCCTAGCTGTTAAAGAATCGATACTCTGTTGTGTTTCTGCTGCGGTGGGCATTTTTATTTTCCTTATATAATATTTACCACATAAATATAGTGCCATTTTAAAGCCTTTGACCTCTAACATTACAGATGTTATAATAATAGGTAAGGAAAAACTATAACAATGACCACACCCATAACCACAACAAGAAAGGTAAAATACCTCAACAATCGCGATTTACTCACAGAAATACACAGAAGCAAATGTACATTTTCCAGTTTTACCAACAAAGAGTACAGCCAGCACGACATTATTGTGTCAGAACTTAAAAAAATTACCAATAGTATAGTCGAAGATGCCAAAGTAAACAGGGCAAAAAGAATAGGACTGCAAGAATTTAATGCTGCCAGGGCCTCGGGAGATAAAAAAGTAAAACTGGCCGAACTGATTCCAGATGTTGCTACTATTAAAACTACAGATATTATTTTTAGAGTAATGACTTTTGAGCACATACCTTTATCCCCGGGACGTAAGAAAACTACAAAAAGCACTTCAGACAGTCACGAAAAGGTCAATTTTCCTCCATTTCAGCATTGGAAATTTGATGATACCGGAGAATTAGTCTGTGTAGGAAAAAGTCACTGGCGTGGCCCTATGGACACAGGACGTTTTAACAAAGAACAAGGACGTATCACAGAAGAACTAGGCAAAATGTTCATTAAACTTAGCGAACGGTATGCCCAACGAAGCAATTGGCGTGGTTATACCTACATTGAGGAAATGCGAGGTCAGGCCATACTACAGTTAAGTCAAATTGGTCTACAGTTTGATGAAAGCAAAAGCGAAAATCCATTTGCCTACTACACCGCAGCGGTTACTAATTCATTTACACGAATTTTAAATATTGAAAAGAAAAATCAAAATATTCGAGATGACATGCTGGTCGAACACGGATTAACTCCCAGCAGCACCAGACAACACGCACACGAGTATGCCGAAGAGACTGCCCGACAGGCCAGCATCTATAAAAATGCTCGTATGCCCAAAAGCGAATTGGCTGATGACGAAGAGGAAAACGTTTGACTTTTAAAATTCTTCCTGTTATACTGATAGAGGAGAATTTTTATGTCACTGTTTAAAAAAGTTGCCTGCATGACAGATCTTCATGTCGGTGCTAAATCTAATAGCGTTGTACATCTTCAAGACTGTGAAGATTTTATAGATTGGTTTATTGCAGAAGCAAAGGAGGCTGGTTGTGAAACAGCCATCTTCTTAGGCGACTGGAGTCACAATCGAAACAGCATGAATTTATATACTCTAGACACCAGTATCAGGTGTCTAGAGAAACTAGGTGCTGCCTTTGAACAGTTTTTTTGGTTTCCAGGCAATCACGACCTATTCTATAAAGACAAACGAGACATTCATAGCAGCATATTTGGCAGGCACATCCCCGGGGTAACCGTAGTCGAAGGTGTTACCACACTAGATAACGTTACTCTAGTGCCTTGGCTAGTCGGTGATGAATGGAAAACCATGAGGAATATCAAAAGCCGTTATGTGTTTGGACACTTTGAACTGCCTAAATTCTTTATGAATGCCATGGTGCAAATGCCAGACCACGGTGAATTGCGAGCAGAAGACTTTGTTGGACCTGAATATGTGTTCAGCGGCCACTTCCACAAACGACAAACCAATCAAAATGTTGTATACATCGGCAATGCCTTTCCGCATAACTTCTCAGATAGCTGGGATGATGAGCGTGGTATGATGATGATGGAGTGGGGCGGACAGCCAGAATACAAGTCTTGGCCCGATGCTCCCAAGTTTAGAACTATCAAACTCAGCGAATTAATCGATCGCAAGGATGAGATCATGCTGAGTAAAATGTATCTGCGTGTCAATCTAGACATTGACATCAGTTTTGAAGAAGCTAACTACATCAAAGATACATTTATCAATGACTACGACATCAGAGAAATCAGTCTCATACAGGACAAAAGCAATTTAGAAAGCACCTACGAAGACAACCCCGACACCAAATTTGAAAGTATCGATGCTATTGTCAGCGAACAACTGATCAATATCGAAAGCGATCAGTTTGACAAAAAGATTCTAATGGATATCTACAACGATCTATGACATTTCGCATTAAAAATCTCACAGTAAAAAACTTCCTCAGCGTAGGTAATCAGACCCAGGCGGTGAGTTTTGATCAAGAAGCACTTACACTGGTACTAGGCAGCAACCTAGATCTAGGAGGCGACGACACTGGTTCGCGAAATGGGACCGGTAAGACCACCATCATCAACGCACTCAGTTATGCCCTATATGGACAAGCACTGACCAACATTCGTAAAGAAAACTTGATCAATAAGATCAACGGTAAAAACATGTTGGTCACTGTAGAATTTGAAAAAGAAGGGCTTAACTATCGCATTGAACGCGGGCGAAAACCTAACGTGCTTAAACTGTATGTAGATAATAAAGAAATTACAGCAGACAATCAGGGTGAGGACGAAAGCCAGGGCGACAGTAGAGAAACGCAAAAGTCTATTGAACAGATGTTGGGCATGAGTCATACCATGTTCAAACATCTAGTGGCTCTAAATACCTATACAGAGCCCTTCTTGGCCATGAAGGCTGCTGATCAACGCGAAGTTATCGAACAGCTTTTGGGCATTACCTTACTGAGCGAAAAGGCTGAACTACTGAAAACTCGTGTTAAAGAAACCAAAGACCTGATCAGTTCCGAACAATTTCGTATCGAGGCCATTAAATCTGCCAATGAGAACGTTCAGAAAAGTATTGACAGTCTGGGATTAAAAAGTTCAGCATGGAATAAAAAGCAAGAAGAAGAAGTTCAAAGATTAGGCACCGCTATTATTAAACTTGAAGCAGTTGATATTGCAGCAGAAATAGCATTACACGGTGCCCTTAAGACTTGGTTAGAAAACTCAAACAAGATTAGAGACCTAGGAAAACAACGCAGCACCTATGAAGCAGCAGTAGGGCAGGCAGAAAAGGCAGTCAATAGGTATCGTCGAGAGCTAGAAACCCTTGTTGACAAAAAATGTCCAGCTTGCGAACAGCATATTCATGATCATAAACATGGAGAAATGACTGAGACTGTTACCAAACACCTCGAAGATGCAGTCACATATCTCGATAAATGTCAAACAAACTATGACAATGTACTACAGGAGTTGTCTGATCTAGGAGAACAAGGTCGCAGGCCCGAACCTTTTTATGATACCGAAGCAGAAGCACTAGGTCATAAGAACAATTTAGAACAATTGATCAAATCTCTGTCTGACAAGTTAGAGGATATCAATCCCTACGATGAACAAATTCAAGAACTAAAGAAAACAGCAATACAAGAAATATCCTGGGACACCATTAACAGCCTTATTCGCTTGCGAGATCATCAAGAATTCCTACATAAACTGCTGACCAACAAAGACAGTTTTATTCGCAAGAAGATTATCGATCAAAATTTAAGCTATCTCAACAAGCGATTAAGTTATTATATTGATAAACTGGGACTGCCTCATACGGTGGTGTTTCAAAATGATCTCACTGTAGAGATTACTCAGCTAGGACAGGACCTTGATTTTGACAATTTGTCACGCGGGGAACGCAATAGATTGATTCTCAGTATGAGTTTTGCCTTCCGTGATGTATGGGAAGGACTGTATCAAAGTATCAATCTGCTGTTCATTGATGAGTTAGTGGATGCAGGCATGGATTCAGCAGGTGTAGAAAGTGCATTAGCTGTGCTGAAGAAAATGGCCAGAGAAAGAAATAAAAATATCTATCTCATTTCTCACAAGGATGAACTGATCGGCCGTGTAAATAACGTGCTACGGGTGGTTAAACAAAATGGTTTCACCAATTACTCCAATAGTATAGACTATGTCAACTGAGAAATTAGAAGCCTATAAAGAGCTGTACTCAAAATATGTCGAGTACAGTTTAAATTTGCATAACTATCATTATCAGTTTATACAGACTAAGGGATTAGATTCAGGAAAACAGATTAGAGTTAGTTTGGAATTTATGTATAATCTTTGTAAGGAAATGAAAAAAGCCAATATGGAAGCCTACAAAGAAAATAGAGAAAATACCAAAGAAGAAAGAGCAAGGCTTAGAGAAATCAGAGCCAATGCCAAACCTAGGGTAATGCCTAGAGGAAAATCAAAAGGAACAAAAAATGGCATCAACATTAGAACAACTGACAGCAGCATATGAAGAATTTTTAACCGAAGACGGTAAATTCACCGGTGGCAATGCAGCCGCAGGTACTCGTGCTCGCAAAGCATTGGCCGAAATGAGCAAGCTAGTCAAAGCTCGACGCAACGAAATCACTGCCGAGAAAAATGCTCGCAAGGCAGAGAAAGAAGCTGCAAAAGCCGCACCAGTAAAAGCCGTTAAAAAATAATCAATGACCTGGACCTACCAAGGTACGGTCGTTGATCAATTACCTGAGGATTGTATTGGTTATGTTTATATCATAACTAATCTTCTCTCAGGCAGGAAATATGTTGGTAAAAAATTGGCCAAGTTCAGTAGAACTACATATAAAACAGTAAAATTAAAAAACGGCACTAAGAAGAAGAAACGAATCAGAAGTAAAATAGACAGTGACTGGCAAGAGTATTGGGGCAGCAGCCCCAATCTACAGGCAGATATAGAAAAATTAGGCAAAGAAAATTTCACAAGGCAAATACTACATTACTGTAAATCTAAGGCAGAAACCAGTTACATCGAGGCAAGAACACAGTTTGAACTGAAAGTATTAGAATCAGACGAATACTACAACGGCATCATAAACTGCCGTATCCATGGCTCCCATATACTGAAAAAATAGGCACAACACGCGGTAACTAAGGCTTGCACTGGCCAACTTCAAGTGCCCTAAACCTGGACATCGGTGTCTCAGGGACGGAAATCTCTCGCCGCTGAGAGTGCTCAACCACTATCCTTTACAGGACGAAGATCGCAAACTCGCCGCGATTTGGTTGTTTGAAGTAAGAGAAAAGGCCAAAAGAAGGGAGAAAAACCCTAGGCATACCAGTATGTTAGTGTATATTGTTATGCTGCCGTCATATCGAAGACGGGGCTCGAGGTACCGGATGACCGCCTCTGTAATGCCCTAGCACTAAGTGAACATAAGAACTCGGATAATGTTCAACAATCTTCGCCCTGTGTGGGCGAAGTGTGACCAATGAATCTGGATAATACGTAAAACCTTTTCAGTTCTCTTCGAAGAAGACCATATGCTTCGAGCGACTAGCGAAGAGGCAAGCGAACGCAGTTCGCTACTAAATAGTAAATTATTAGAAATACCAATGAGTCTTCAAACCTTAATATCAAAATTAGATGCTATCGAAAACTCACCTAGAATCAGTGTGTTTGAAAGTATTGGTCAAGGTGATATTTATTTTCGTACATGGGAAAAAGAAATACACCCGACATTGTGTGAGGTAGCTCTACAACCCGATCAGATACAACAATTATTTAAAAGCATAGAAACAGGTGCTGGCCGCAGTATGTTAGGCAAAGCAGGTGATGCAATCAAAGGTGCTGGCAATAAAATTAGTGATGTATGGTTTAATAAGTTTGGAGGTATGCTACAGAACAGTGGCCCAGTTCAAGCATTTGATCAAAAGTGGGAAGAAATTAAATCATCTGTTGCTAAGAAAAATCCCGAGTTGGCTGCAAAATTGGCCAAGTACGGTGAGTTTGCTAAGAACAATCCTAATCTACATAAATTCTTGTTGGCCATTGCAGGTTCAGCCGCAGCCGCATTAGGTGTGGCTGTAGCGGGTGGTGTTGGAGCAGGTGCATTAGCTGTTGGTACAGGTACAGGTGTTGCTGTAGGCATACTAAACATTGCTGATCGTTTGTTACAAGGGCAGAAAGCCAGTACCGCTATCGGACGTGGTGCTACTGTCGGTGCTGTAGCAGGACTAACAGCCGCCGCACTTTCCAAAATAAAAGACATGTTTGGAGCATTTACCGGTACAAAGATAGTATCTAATAAAGTCATAACCACTGATGGTAGAACATTTTATCTAAATCCAGAAGATGGTGAAAAATATAAAGAGTACGCTAGAGCATTTGCTGATAGTTTAAGACAACCAATTGATATGAGCAGTGCTCAAGCAATGTTTTCAAATCCGGCAAAAGATGCTGCCTTAAAAGGAATGGACTCAATTTTACAGGCTGCTAGTGATCCAACATATCAAGAAGCCGCAATGCAGGCAGCTGGTCAGGTAATTGAGCCAACTGCTGCTCAAGCCGCAGTAAATGCAGCTCGAAGTATGTTATCAAAAGTATCTCCAGTTGTTTCTGCCTTAGCAGGTCAGGCCGCTGGCCGTGCAGGAGAGAAGCCAGCACCGACTACCGAATCTCTAAATAGAAATCAATTAAACGAATTATTTGGCATCACAGGCAACAAAGTAGATGCTAGCAGATTACAAAAGGCATGGCAGGCAGCAGGTAGTCCAACAGACAGCGACCAAGTTGCTAAGATTTTACAAAATGCAAGTGTCGATCCAGCAGTGATTTCAAAGGCCTACACAGATATGTCAATACCTGTGCCTACTGATCGTATTGAACCCACAGTCTCACCTACTGATAGTGGATCTACAGGCAATACGGTAAATACTAAAGATTTGCTGGCACAAATATTAAAATTAGATACCGCAGCACAACAAGAAATATTATCTTTGCTGAAAGCATAATGGGAAATAAAAATGAGAATTAATGACGTTATCGTTGAAGATCAAACTGACGAAGGTATAGCCTCTAATATTGCTGCCGGAGTCGGTGCAACGGCACAGGGTATCGGTGCAGTAGCAGGTGGTGTTCGCGGTGCATGGGATAGAATGAAGCAAGGGTATGATAAAGGTAGAGCGGCTGTAGCTAGAACTGACGACGATAATACTGGTACAAATGCAACAAACGCCGGAGCATCGGTAGGAGGCGGAGCAGCAACTGGGGGCAGTGGAGCAGGAGCAAACTCGCCTTCATCGGCCACACAACCCGCTGCACCAGCAGGAACAAACCCTCAACCATCAGCAACAACTCCAGCTGCCCCGGTAGGCACAAACCCTCAACCATCAGCAACAACTCCAGCGGCAGCAACACCTCCAGCGGCAGCAACACCTGCGGCACCAGCAGGAGGTGATCTTGATCAAATAAAGGCCTCAATTGCTAGATTAAATCCTCAACAAAAAGCAGACCTAGCAAAAGAACTAGCAAAATCTACAAGTGCTCCAGCAGCAGCACCTGCAGCTCAGCCAACACAAGATGTTTCGGCAAGATTGTCACAGATGAGGGCAGGTCAAACAGCACAGAATCAGGCCGATTCAGCATTGAGACAACAACAGGTAGCACAGACTACAGCGGCTAACGCTCAGTCAGCACAGGCGGATGCAGCATTAACGGCCGCAGTTAAGGCAGCCAAAGCTAAACCTGGATTTCAACAGACAGCACAAGATAAGCTGACAATCAAGCAAGGTGCAGAAAAAGGCATTCACGAATCTAAGAAAAAGAAGAAAAAGAAAGCAGTTGCCGAGTTTAAGAGCAACTTTCTAGGAAGAATGATCTAAAAGAACGGCAGTGATGTTTCTTTGGTTGTGGCAAGATTTTCTTCAATGATCTTGCCAATGGCGGCTCTTTCATCGGGCGTTAATAGGTGAGCTTCATTGTAACTTAGCCCTCCCCGCATGTACCAGCACAATCTCAATAATTCTTCTTTAATGGCTTTTGTAGTGTCGTCGTAGGATTTAGCCAGTTTTTCTACGCCTGCTACATCAAGGTACAAAAGCCTTAGGCGAAAAAAGTTGAAGGATCGAAAGTTAATGGAATTTCAATAGTGTCGCCTGTGACTCCGCGAGCCCTCATGTCTTCTGTAACATCTACCACAATGGGTTTAATTGTGTTCTGTTCTTTGTATCGTTCAATGTGTTTTTGTATCACATTAAAAACATCTTTGTCGGCATTTTCGATAAACTCTCTGATAAATTCAGGATTATCTGTGCTGCCCATGGCCGTGTCTATTCTGTAGATACTGTCTGCAACCATGCCCACCGTGACGTCTGACAGTTTCTTAAAACTATCTTTGAACACCTGTAGTCGATCATCTTCCGACATTTTTTCGTCATTGACTGCCTGAATGATCTTTTGAGTTTCAAAAGTCTGTAGTGCCGTTTTTGTCATCTGTCGATAGTTCAACGGTCTAACATATACAGTCATTTCATCATTAACGGGCACAATAGGATCCCAACTGATTTGGCTGGTCAGTGCATCCATTACAATGCGTAGATCTACCTGATAGTCAAATTCTACATCATCATTGACCTTAACAGGCGTTACCATAAGCTCACCGTAGGTAGCCAATCGCATGGCCAATAAGATCATGTCTAGATCAATGTTAGGTACATGCCATGCATTTTTAATATTAGGCATGCAGTTTTGAATAACATCTACAATAGCCTGCCCATTCATAAGAGCATCGGGCACATTCAGCAACAGCTCATCTTTGGCCGTCATTGAATAAACAGGGTACTGCCCAGTTTCTGTAGGGACTAAACTACCGGGAGGATAAAATTCACCGCCGCTAGGCAGGCTGATGTAGATCTTTGGCTGCCGCATAAAGGCAGCAAGTGGATTAGCTTGAGGTACGTTTGAAACCATATTTTATCTCCGATAAATAAACTGGTATAGACTAGACCCTTTATTTATCTACTAATATAACCACCTACAACAATGGCAGACGTCACTGGCTCGATTGGCAATGAACATGTAGAACTTAACAACGCGGCCACCGAAGCCACGCTAAAGTTACTACTGCAGGCCACGCTGGCCGCTAACAAACAGAGTCTAGCCAGCATACAACAACTGGCACAGAGCAGTGGTCTTAATCCGCAGGCTGTGGCTGCTGCCAATCAAGGCCTACAACAAACAAGTAGTATCGCTCAAAAAGTTGGAAAAGGCTTTGAAGTTCTAGGATTTGCAGCAGGTGCTTTAAGTGGTGTCTTTAGAGAATCTGTAGAATTAAGTAAAAAATTAGCCAGTGGAACCGGTGAAGCCAGTGATGTTCTAGCATCTTTTGCCAAGGTAGGAGGTGTAGCTGGTGCCATTATTGGACAGTTTGTAAATCTAGCACAGGCTCAAGAAAAGTACCTACAGACATATCAAACACTAAGTTCGGCAGGCATTAACTTTGGCGGCAGTCTTACCAACATGCGTATGGCGGCTAGCAATATGTATTCTACATTAGATGGTTTTGCTAACCTAATGAAAAACAACAGCGAAGCCTTTGCCAAGATGGGAGGCACAGCCGATCAAGGGGCACAAGCATTTGTCAATGTAGCTACCGAACTGCAAAAAAGTGATGTCGGAAAAGAACTACGTGCATTAGGATATACCAGTGATCAAGCCAGTCAAGGTCTGGCCAGTTACATTGCTATGACCGGTGGCCGTAATGCTCAAGAGATGAAAGATACCAAAGGTCTTGCTGTGGCTGCTGGCGAATATATGACACAGCTAGATGAGTTGGCACAGATCACTGGCAAGAGTAGAGAACAGCAGGAGCAAGCCCTTAAAGAAGCCACTGCAAATGAAGCTTATCAAGCATATCTATTGACTCTAGATGAAGAAGGAAGAAAGAAAGCCAATGCTGCTTTAGTTGAAGCTAATGCCATCGGTGGTAAAGGTGCTGCACAAGCTCTGCAGAGTCAGTTGTTAGGCCTACCCCCAATGACCAAGGCCGCACAGGAATTTACAGCGGTCGCTCCTAGAATGGCTGAAGCCAACAAAAAAATGGCAGCATCTGTTACTGATGCTAGCAAAAGTGTAGGCGATGTTAAAAACAGTGCCAATGAAATGCGTGTGGCCGCAAACGCGACCAAAGATGATTACGGCACCGCTGGCAAAGCCTTGATCATGGGCGGTGGAACTCTATCTAATATTTTTAGCTCAATTTACGGAACAGCTAACAGGAACGAACAACAAGGCATAAAAACCGCAGCCGATGCGGCAAAACAGAGAGAAGAAATTGCTAAGAGTCAAAAAGCACGAATGGAATCAGAAGCTGCAGATGCACAGTCAGCACAAGATGCATTGAAAGAATTAGGCAACACCATAATGGCAGCATTCTTGCCCATAATGAAGGCACTGTTTCCTATCATCAATAGTGTTATAAGAGGATTTGCAGAGGTAGTGGGCCCGTTGTTTAGATTTGCAAGTGGAATAACGGCTAATGAAAATGTCATGACTGGATTAAAAGTTGCAGTTACTGGAGTAGTTGCTGCATTGTTGGCTTACAAAGCCTATCAAATAGCTAAAAATGTTAAAAGCGGTATATCGAGCATACTCGATCGCGGCCTTGGCGGTGCTGCTCAAGGTGCTATTCAAGGATTTAGAACAGGAGGAGTAAGAGGTGCGTTAGGCGGACTAATGGGAGGGGCCTTTGGCGGAGGAGGGCTAGGAAAACCAGATGGCAGTGCTACCAATCCCTATTATGTCATAGTTGTTCCCGGGCCAGGGGGATTAGCTAACGCATTACCAGGTGCAGGAGGAGGGCCCGGTGGAGCTGGAGGTGCTGCTGGTAGGGGCACGGGGGGTCTGGGAAGATTTGCAGGACTAGCCAAAGGACTAGCTGGGGGAGGA